TTCTCCAAGTTTCTTTTGAAGTTCAACGTGAGCTTTCTCTAATTCTTCAGCGTTTTTATACTTACCTAAAATTAAAGAGTCTTGCTGTTCAACTAATTCTTCTCCAATTTGTAGAGAATCTTGTTCGTCAGTATTTAATTCCCCTTCAGCCAGGGTTTCCGGCTGCATTGTTAATGTATCTGTCATAGTTATTCAGTGGGTGGTTGTAGTTGTGCGGCTAATGCTGGATTTTTTGCAGGATCCATAATAGGAGCCTTAAGCATTCCAGGTGTTTGCTTCGTTTGTTCCATTTGCATAGCCTGTTGTTGAGCTTGTTGCTGCTCTTGTTGTATATCTTGCATTGATCTTACAAGATTCAATACATCAATACCTTGAGCTGCAGCTAACCTCTTAACAACTTCTTCTGGATTAATAAATTTCTGAACAGCCTCTGGTCCCATAGTTTGAGATATGATAGTTAGGAATTGTCCTAAACTTTCTCTATCTTGACCACGACCTAAAGCATTTACACCAGCTACAATAGTAGGTTTAACGATGTCTTTAGGTAACTTAGGTATTTGTCCTGATTTTTGGAATTGGTTTAATTTACGATTCAGATAAGGTACTAAGAAATCAACAGTAAGTAGACTGAATAGCCCACCGAGTTGCTGCTCTAGTTCCATCTGTGTCATTCTGACTTCTTCCGCGGTAGTGCGTTCTGATTGACGTACCGAAAGTATAAGAAATGCTTCCGCAAGTCTTCGTTCAAGCTGACCTATCATTTGATAAGCAGTTTGGAAGTCCGCTGTCTTCCCTACCTGAACTACACCAATGTCATCAGGTCTACCTTGTACAATTGCACCGTTGCCTGCAGCCGCTAGAGTGGCGGGTTTAGTAGTGCTTGAGGGTGATACTACAAAAACTACTTTAGCAGCTGCTGCAGAGCCTTCTACGACTGCCTGAGAGAGTGCTTCAAGTGACTTAAGATCACCAATGAATTGCCCGACTCGACCTCTACCATAATTCTCACCATCTGCTGAATTAAATCTCAATGGAATCCAAGGAGTTACATCAACTGGTGCTTTGCTGTAGGACTTAGGAAGTATATGATCATACACCTCTTGATGCCAAACAAATCTATTGTTCTCACGTCTTACATGAGTATAAATATCGCATTCTTCTGACTCTCCTTCGTCGTCATCTGTAGGAGATTCATATTCTAATTCAGGTGGTAGTTGATCTTCAATTAATTGCTTTGAAATCCTTTCTTTTGTAACTATTTCAATCACATTGCCGTTACCATCTCGTTCTACAACGAAACGTGAAAGCGGGTATAACTTAAGACCTTCTTTACCCATAAAGATTAAAGCGTTACCAGCTACAACTAAATGTTGTAATGCTTGGTGTACTGCAACTCTATCACTTGAAGCTGCTATAGCTTCTAGAATTGTACGTTCAATCTTAGCAAAGGATAAGTCTAATTCTGATTTAACTTCTGGTCCGAATTGTTCACCAAGTTGAGATTCATCTACCTGCAGCTTAAAGAAACTGGTTTGAACAGGTAGTAGAGCTAACATCAATTTTGATGATAGAGTGACTACTGCTTTCGCTCCAGTACTTTGCCAAGGTGTAGGTAGATACCTCATACCTTTTTGAGTTTCATCCCGTTGGATTAAATAAGGAAGTGTTAATTCCGCTGCTTTCTCCGCTTCGTCTAGAAACTGGGTACGTTCGCTTGATAAATAGTCGTATCTAGATTTAGCTGTCATTGTTTATTATAAAGTAATTCCTAATGATTGTAAGGCAGCTCTATTAGCTGCTCCTCCTGATCCTCTATTGAACTGATTATAGATACCACCTGTAGCACCAGATAGATAACCTCCACCAGGTCCATAGTTAATACCAACTCCGCCGGCTCCTACAGGAGGACCATAGCCTCCCCAAGGCCAACCACTTTGTTGGTTTTGACCTCCTAATAAACCCTTCAGCCAGTCGCCAAATTCATTTTGATCTGACCATTGATTCCACCAGTTATCACCACCACCACCTGGTGGTAGGGGTTGCGGTGATTTGTTGTGTGATAAGAATCCTTCACAAATATATGTGTGAGCATCTTCAATTTGAATTCTTACAACATCCCCTTCACTAAGTGGAGTAGAACCAGTAAATTCCACTTCACCTTCAAGAAGAGAAACCTTCTGACCTACAACAAGATCTTGTGCCTCAACCCATTCATTATTAGAATAGAATTTGTGAGATGTGGAACATTTAATTTTCCTTCCAGAAAAATCAAGTTCTAATATAGAAGATTGTACAATCTCTGCATAAGTAACTTTATGATTACCACGATTTAAAGTATCCTCATGTAAGGTATCAACTTCATCTCCAACTTTCAATTCTCCTGCTGGTTTTGTAGAACCATCAGACAAAAGAATTGTCATATCTGGAGTAGGACATGGAGGTCGTGGTGGGGGTGGTGGTTCGACTCCTTCTCCTGTATCTTTATAAAAGTCGAACACATTTTTCTCAAAGTCTTGTTGAGAAATCTCGCCAGATTGTAACAAATCTAACCAACCTCCTGATTGAAAGACTTCGTCTCCAGCACCAGTGAAGGTCTTAGTACCTGTTAGATTATGTTTCTCTATGACGTCTTTGTCGGCTAAATTTTTATAGAAATCATTTATATAATTTATGGTACCTTGTGTATGACCACTTTGGTGAGCGAAGTTTGCTTGATGATCCGTGCTACCAAAAGGTGTATATTTACCTACTTGCCAGTTTCCGTCCTCGTCTTGATGAGGTTGAGCATGAATTTTGTTAGCACCTTTAGCGCCTGTACCTAATTCTTGTCTACCAGCTTTTCCAATTGTTTCTAATGCGGATTCTGTACTAACTCCTGACTTTAACCAATCGTCAACAATCTTATCCCCTTCAGCATAGTTTAGTCCTCTCTTTGTATATGCATCAGTTATCGCTTTTCTTTTCTGCCAATCATCATTACCTTTTTTGCTAGCTGAAGCCATCTTAGTTATCCTCGTTTAATCGGTTTGCTATCCACTCTACAACAGAACGTTGCCCAGAGCGGTACATTATTTTTTCCATGGTATCTTCTGGAGTAGGGGTAAAGGGTGGGTAGAAATCCTCAAGTTCTTTAAGGATATAGTTTAAGTTTGGGCCAAGTAATGGCTCAAGCATATTGGGGGAGGTTGACATTACTGTGCTCAAAGAAAGCTGGCATGCGAGCTGCTTTTGTTTCGGAAAACTCAGGAGCTTTACCTTCATACATTAAGCGATCGCTGGCATCCAGCCAGAATTTTTTGTCCAAATATCTATCGTAGGTATCTGTGCCTAGGGGTTCCATAATCCAGTTAATGGTGGCCTTCCTAAGTTTATCCAAAGATTGACTAGGAGATAAGCCCAACTCGTGAGATACAAGGCTATTAGTGGCCACGTGTATTTGTTCGTCTCTAGAGATGTCGGCGCTGACAGTCCTAAGACCAGCATCGCCGTTAAAACGAAAGAAGGGAAGAAGTACGAAAAATATTGCACGTTCAGCTACCAACGCTTTAGTAATTGTGTGGTCGGGATGTGCTTCCCACGCATCGCGAAGACGGAGCGCTTCTGCTTCGGCTTGGTCGTTAACCCCAAGAGCGTTAGCAACGTATCCCAAAGCGAGGTCGTGTTTGATTTCATCTTTGACATTTAGTTCTAAAAGTTCTCTAGCGTTTTCGGGAACATCTTTTTTAAGAGCTTCTGATATGAAGTCCCCAACTGGTAACTCCATATGACGTATTGCGAGGGCACGGTAAATGGTTTCTTCGGCTCCATGTTTTAGTTCTCCTTTGGTGGTTTGTACGGGTGTCCAAGTTCGTTTTCGGTCTATTAATTTTTGGTATGGATGTTTTCTCATTATTCTTGACAGTCACATGTTACAGGTTCATTTAGAATTCCCTGCAAGTAATCATCGACTTCGGATTTATCTAATGCTGCATACGCATCGCTCTTATCCTGTACGTCGCCCATCACTTGTAGGCTATAGTAAAGGGAGGTCTGCGGTGATTGCAGCCACTCTTCCACGAACGCATTGTCGTATTCTACAACATCACTCCATGAGTTGAAGCTGTAGCCGTGAAGAAGTCCCGTATTATTTAACATTATCATTAGTTCGTCAGTTACCTTCTTATAGGCATACCAACCAACTTCACTAGCGATTTCTACATCGCCATATTCATAGTGTTCTACACCAAAGGTTCCGCTATCTCTATCAACTAATCTTGCAATAGGTGGTGCAATTTCTGGTGTGCATGTATAACCATCCAAATCTTTACTTTTATAACTGCAGCTGGCAGTCGGTGCAATAGCAAAAGCACGTACCATATTATTATCTCTAGCTACTGTTGAAGCTTGTTCTATACCAGCCTTTAAAGCAACAGCTAAGGCGTATGGAGAATCATCTGCATAGGAAGGTACAAAAGCATTGATATTTACTGCTTCTAATGCCTCTCCAAATTGAGCATATGTTACTCCCTGTCTTCTTAATAAATTAGCTAGACCTAATACTCCTAAACCAACTTGTCTGTCTGTCTCGGAGGGAAGGTACTCTCCAGTCTCCCCAACACCTGTCCGGCCATGGAGACTGCACAGTTCGGACATACCTTCAAAGAAAGCTGTGTGGATGTCTTCAACTTCACAGGCACCGAGATTGACATGCTGTAAAAGGCATGTACCTCGTGAGGGCAAGTATACTTCAAGGCAGACGTTTCCATAAATTCTGTCTCCATTTTTATCGTATTTTATTTTGTTAAGCCAGATGTCCCCTGACTTGATTCCATGAAGGATGGCGTCTCTAACTTCAGTTCCGGCGTTGATCCAGTCATCTTCTTTAAGGTCGACGCATCTTTTAATCCAGGTAACTTCGGAACGAGCAATCCGCACGAAATCAAGAATATCGGCATGGTTAATATCAAGGTGCGCAACAACGGCTCCATTTTTGTAGTGTCCGCCTCTTCTGAGTGTTTCATTTAAAGTTGAATAGATTTTTGCAAAGGATACTGGACCGCTGGCTGTAAGACCACGCCCGTTCTCATGACCCTGTGGTCTGAGCTTACTTAAATGGACTGCACACCCTGCACCATGGCGTAAGGCATGACTCACGAACCTCCAGCTGGCTTCAATGCCGTCAGGACCCTCCATAGAATCCTCAACAACAAAAACCGTGCAAGAGACCGGCAGTCGTGATTCAGGATTATCCAACCAAGATTGGACCCGACCTGTACGGGAGATAAGTGATGTTGTCATTAAACTAAGTCTTCTAAATTGGGTGGTTTGTAATTTGGTCCCTTAAGAACCTTTCCATCTTCTCGATAAACTGGCTTACCAGCTTCATCAAGTTTGGACATATTACTGACATGAACACGATGTAGGGCTTCGTCTAAATCCCATCTCATGTTCTCAGCGTATTGATAGCAAACATATACTAAGTCTGCTAGTTCTTTTAAGCATTCTCCTTGGACATTATTACCGTGTCTAAACAGAAAGCCTGTAGATTCTAAAAACTCTTTAAACTCTTCAACGATCAAACCGCGTTGATAACTCATCGTCTTCACTGACCTTGAGTTTGGGAGGGTGTATGTCGATCGGAATTCTTTCGCTTGATCTGAGATAAAGGTTTTCTTCGTGGTGGAGTTCATTTTCTAAATAATGAATAGCTTTTTCTAAATCCTGTACTTTACTATCTTTATAACCTGCTCTGCAGATATACTTAATAGCATTACCAAGGTGGAAATTTAACCCTTGGTCTCGAATAAAATCCCAAACATCTGTCCCTCCTCTTTTGTAGTAGGTTGGTCCATATGGGTCGGTGGTTTCGGCCATTTTTGAACTAAATTTGTTATAGAATTACCAAGCACATAACATTGCTGTTGTAGTGCCATGAAGATAGTTATGATATCTTCCTTTTGAGTTTCAGGTTTATGTAACTGATCCCAAATTAACCTAAGTTTTAGATCCTGTTCATACGTCAATTCTGTAATCGGCGGTGGGAGTCCAAAGTTTGGGTTTTTTCTTTTCGAAGTCATAATCATCTACTGTTAGAATACGGGCAAGGCGTGCGTTGACAAGAGCTATTTCTTCATCTAAATCTTTTTCTTTAAAAATGTCTACTACAGTTTTCCAACTGTAACCTTTAGTTTCAAAGATGGTAGTAGCCCTTTTGACGCCAATACCAGGACAGCCAGCGTAACCATCAGTTTGATCCCCAGCCAATGTCTGTACAAGATGCCATTTAGATCCATCTGTATCACTGATGAGTGTGCTGTTCTCCATGTCAAACAATCTACCAGGTATTTGCCTCATATCTTTATCAGGCGAGCAGATGGTGTTACCTGGATGTTGTGTGGAATATATACCCATGGAATCGTCAGCTTCTAAAGTCGGCATGATTATGACTTCATACTCTTTCTTAAGCTGATTGATTACACGTTTATATCCACAAGGTTTCTTTCGATTTCGGTGACCTTTATAATCAGATTTAATCTGCTTACGGAAATTAGTGGAATCAGAGAAGAATAAAATCAACTCTGGTACATCCCACAAAAATGGTCCATTCTTTAATTTATTAAGCTCACGTTTGGTGGCTCCATAAGCTTCGGAGAATTTACTTGTAACTAATATTACATCATTACCGAAATCTACTTCTGTTTCTGCTGCAGCACAGGCTTTATAGACTATGAAGTCAGCGTCAATTAGTAGTTTCATTCCCAAAAATCCTCCCAACCTTTCGGAATATTTGCCCCTCGCCTACTCCATCTTATTTCCCATGTAGCAGGGTTTACATAAACAAAAGCAACATTGGCAGGTGGTACAGCTGCATTGTTAGCGCACCAAATTGCCTTCCTTGGGTCATATTTAAGATGTTTAACATCTACCCTTAACAGTTTATCGTCTTTTAAGAAAACTATATCTGTATTACCAGATGGTGCTACATTTCTAAAAACTTTTGCACCTCTTTTCATAGCTTCCACAGTAACATAAAGTTCATTAATAGCTCCTTTGTGAGAAGGATCAGTGAACTTCTGCCCAGTTTTTTCCAGACTTTGCTTCAGCTGCGATGGGGATGCGTAAGTTGTAATATTCTCCAGCTTGAGTTGCTGTGAGTTCAAGGAGGAATTTAAGGTCGTTGACATAATCGGGTGGTGTTTCATATTGTAACTCATCATGTATAAAAGCTAACTGATGGGTATCTTCTTTTAATCTAGCAAAAGAATTGGCTAGTATCATCCATTTCTTCGCGAGGACCGCTGCTGATCCTTGTATGAGGTAATTGAGGGACTTGTGCCTCGAGTCAACGCTGATACGACGACCGTCGAGTGCACGGATGTAACCTCTTTCCGAAGCCCGTTTAACGCCTTTAAGCAGATCGGAAAGACCTGGAATGGCGTTAACATACGCTTTGCGAATTTCTTTACCTTTTCTCTCCGCCGCATCCTCCCCAAGGCTTCTATCGAAGGATGTACCGATCTTTTTGTTTCCTGCTCCATATAAAAATGCATAGGTAACTGTTTTAACTTGTTTACGGGTTATTCCTATCTTATTTGCGTTCTCTTGGTGGATATCTCCGGTAAGAAGTATTTCTGCATACCTTCCTTCGTCATATCTAGCAAGATAGTGTGCAAGTAAACGAAGCTCAATCCCAGAAAGGTCAGCACCGCACATTGACAAACCAGGAGTAGCAGTGAAAAGCCTCCTGAATCGTTCATCACTAGGCACCTGTGCTAAATTAGGATTTCTGTGACTAGCTCTATGCGTAGCACATCCTACTGAACAATGGTGGTGAATTCTACTAGACGTCGTAACAAGCTTCAGCCATGCGTTCACGCCTTCTGATATCATCCCAAGCTGCTTGGTCAGTTCCAGTACGCGCAGAAAACGTTGGCTGATATCCGTCCCAACATCCCTTAATACGATCTCGTCGATAACCGCCTTCCCTGAGGCAGTTAACAAACTCGGCTCCCAACTGCAATGCTGCTTCAGTATCCATGCAATATGATCTCTTGATGTAGGGTTAAATTCTTTTAATCGTTGAAGTTCAGATCCCTTGACATATCCTTGTGTCCTGTTATCTCGTTTAGGAGTGAACATCGCTCCGGCAACGAAAGGGAATTGTCCTCGAAGTATCTGAGTAGTTTCTTCCAGCTCTCGCCTGAGAGTTGATTC